GCTACTGCCTACTGGGGTTTCAATACCCATTTCGATAGTTTGTGTAGGCTCGAGAACAGCCAATGCTCCTAACACACGGTAGAAGTCATCTGTTTTCTTAGCATTTTCGATAGCTGCCACTGGTAACTTAACAATTACCTCACCATTTTGACGAATAACAAAGTCAGAGGATAGCAATACGGCAGGTAGGGTTTTGTCGTAATTCACGTCCCATACTTTAGTACCATCAGCTGCTTCACCATATAGAAGTGTTAATGCTTCTATGACAAAGAAGCGTCCGTTTTCAAGGCGGTTACCATCTAAGTTAGTAACTCCCTTTTGCTGAGTACTATTCCCGTCGATAAGAGACACATTGCCACCTGCAGCAAACAAGCTATTTACAAATATCTCACTTGGTGTAGGTTTCATTCTGTTCATCTGCTCTGTCGTTAGGTTAAAACGTTGAGCTTGGCGGCTAAGGAATGTAGCCACTCTTAAAAATTTTTCTTCGTTTAGTAGAATGTTGTCAAACATATTTAATAATTATTAATTGTTATACTTCTGCGAATTGGCTTGGCGCACTAAGAAATGCAGCAGGCTGTGTGCTTGTAGCAGAGCCTTCTACATTTTCATAAGGGTAGTAATCGTAATTGTCGATAGCTGGGGTACTATCTACATACACTACTTCAGTTTCTGGACTGCCGAGAGCAGTTTTCATAACTCCCTCTTGCATAGGTTTCTTACCGTCTTCGGTCATTACGGCTTTGATAGCAGCGGTTATCTGGGTGGCAGCAATGCCTACGCCGGCACCTTGTGCGAACTTGGTGGCGTTGTCTTTTGGGGTGATAAAAGCAACGAGAGCTATACCAGCTATACCTAATAAGCCGTGCCTAACAGCACCACTCTTAAGCGTAGTGGTGAGCTTATCGGCTACCACACGAGAGCCCATTGCGCCAACGGTTGCGCCGACTGAAAAAGCCGCGCTTTCGATGATTTGCTTTTGGTTCATTTTCATTTTTGTTTATAAATTGTTAATCTTAAGTGTCGAACTAATACGACTGTTATTTTTCGGGGACAAATATACAATGCGGTATAATTGTCTTGGTCGGAATTGGTCGGAATTGGTCGGAATTGGCGCAAAAAGCTATTTTTTTTGCATCATCATCATCATAGCTATTAAGACTACTCCTCCAACGCCTAAACCGATGTAAAGGGCGGTATTATCTTTAGGCTTGTTACCTCCCATCATCTCTGCCATCATCTTTTGTTGCAAATATTGCTGCATAAAGTTATTGGCGTTGTTATCGGTATAGAGTAAATTGTCTTCCACATAGTCGTCCAACCTACCCTCTTCTTTGGCAACAGCACTATCGTACAGCTGTCGGGCTTGGGCTTGGCTAAGTTGTTGTCCGCCCACATTGATAGGGCGACCACCCTTAAACATATTGATAACGTTGGCAACCCCTCCGGCGAGGTTAAGCATATCTTCTACACGGTTTACAACGCTATCGGCATTGACATTGTTACGCTCGAACCAACTGCCATTAGCAGCACGGTTGGCGGCTCGTGCAGCGCGGTTTTGGGCGCGTATGGCTTGCCTATCAGCGCGGGCTGCTTGGCGAGCCGCTTGGCGTTCTGGATTGCTATTGAATAGCCCATTTAACCCTTGTGAGCAAGTAGGGCAGCCCATAGCAGGGGCAGCTAATTGATAAATAGCAAGTTTATTTTCCATTGTTTTTTGATTTTAAAACGGTGAATACTATACCCAGTAGCACTATGCCACCGAGTAGGTAGATAGCTGTATTATCTTCTCCTCTATCGGTGAGACTATCTACCATTTTTCTTTGGGTTCGCAGGGCTTCGGCTTGTTGGCTGCGTTGTGTAGCACGGTTGAAGCTGTCGCGCTGACGCTGTAGCTCGATACGTTCTTTTTCGAGGGCTATTTCTTCGGGGCTTTTGGTTATGTGGTAATGGTTTTGGTTTACCACAGTACCACTACTGTCAGAAGTGCCCCTATCGCCACGAAAGGTGTCGTATACATTGGCAGCTTGCTGTGCCATATCTAAGCCTGTGCCTACTACATCTAATACATTCATTGTTTGTGGGTTTTATTTTTTTAGTACCAGATAACCACCGATAATAGCAGCCCCTACTATTATAAGGGTTTTGGTCTGTTTAGCTTTGTCTTTAGCGGCTTTTTCGGCAGCTGCTTTAGCTGAAGCCTCTTGTGCTTCGCGTTCGAGTGCTAAACGCTCTGCGTCTTTACTTGCTTGGTAACTATTGCGGGCATCAGTGATACGCTTTTCATAGCTACTTAGGAGCTCTTGTTTTTCTTTTATTGTTTTTTCTTGGGTTGCTACGGCATTGCGCTGTATAGCGAGATTTTCGGGCGATAGCTGTGCTCTTAGATTGGTGAGCGTTGTATTTTGTTCTGTTAGCTGATTTTCGAGCGGACGAGTACGCGCTATGCTTTCATTAAGGCGTTCTTCATAGTGCTGGCAAGAAAAAGCGGCATTCCACGTACCTTTTATATTTCTATTCCACCAGCCCCAGCCTAAGCCCTCTATACCTGCCTGCTGTTTAGGCGATTTTTCCCACGCATCTACTAATAATTTAGCTCTAGTTATTTGGGCATCGAGTGAGACGATTTTCTCCGCAAGTGCGGTGCGTTTTTGCTTTAGCAAGTCAAATTCCTTTTGCTGTACGCCGTTTTTGATTTGCTGTATTTCTTGTTTTACGGTCTCTATCTTTTCGGGCATTGAGCGTTCAATGGCTTCTTGCTGTTCTGCCCGCGCACGGTGAGGGTCACAACCCCCTAAGCCTTGACAAGGAGACGATAAGCCCCCTCTACGGGCTTGGTAATTGTCGAAATGGTTTGTCATATCTGATAAATTGTTAATTGTTAATTTTTCATTGAGTATATTATGCCTATACCGAGCGCACCGAGCAGGGCGAGGTTAAGCAGTTTTTTGTCTTCGAGCCCTAAACGCTTATTAGCTTCTTGAGTGGCTATTTTTCGTAGGTTTTCGTGCGAATTTCGTTCGTCATTAAGTCGTTGGGCTCTTAGTTCCTTTAGTCCTTTCCAAAAATTGGTATTGGCTTGTCGGTAGGCTTCTAATTGGGCTTTTTCTCTCTCAATAAGCTGCTGGCGGTACTCTTGGTCATACTTCTGATATAGCTGATGCTGCAGCTTGCGCAAGGGCTCTTCTTGCAATACGCGTACATCTACTGGCAGCCACACATTTTGCCTAATGGCAGTGATACGGCTTTCAAAGGTTTGCATTTCGGAGCGATAAGCATTAGCTGCAGGAAGTCCGTATTTTACTTGTATGGTTTGTGCTGTGCTGTTAAGCCACTGGGTAAATGATACTGGGGCATCGTAAGGGTATACACCTTGTAGGCTCTGTTTGCTGCTAACTTGTATATAGCGATAGGTGGCAGTGGTAACATCTTTAGCCGCTGGCACAATGAAGTACCAACTACGTTGCGAGGTAGGGGCTGGCTTGTTGATGATTTGTACATCGAAGTTCTCTGACAGCTTTGCGACAAGCATTTGCACCATATTATCGACGGCAGCTTTTATTTCATCGACAAAATCGCTGTAGCTTTGCAAGGTATCAATACTGCATTTCTGGTTGTGTACTTGGCATTCGTGTCGGTAGTGGGCGATGCCTAAATCTATTTCTCGGATAATAGAATTTAGGTCGGATATTGCTACAGTCTCTAAGCCTTGTGCGAGCTTGTTGCGCACGCTCTCCATAGCGTTTTTGAACGGTTCGTAAAATCCTTTTTTTAGATTTTCGTTGATGAAATCGGAAGTGTAGAATGCGCCTTTGCAAGGGTTGCCCCATAGCATAATAGCCAGTGCGACCACCGCAGTAACAGCCGCGATACAAAGCCCTATAATGGTACCAATGCCAGGCACGGCGTTAGAGATAACCGCCGTTTTAACGCCCACAGCTAACACAGCCGTAGCAAGTGCTGAAGCAGCCCCACCTATAGCATTTACTTTGTTTATTTTTTCTTGCTTAAGGTAGGCTTCGGAGGTTTGCGATATATCTTTACTTACTTGGTAACTCTGATTTAACAAGCCAGATAGTTCAGCACTAACATCATCGGTAAGGTCTGGAGTTGCAGGGGCAGCAAGCGAGGTGCTTGTAAGCTGATTTGCCGATGAGCTCATTAGCACATCATCGTGCTTTAAATATGGCAACTCTTTTTCGGTATTGATAGTGCCGTCAATTACGTAATAACCGCTTTTGAGATTGGTGTCTTTTTGGTTTTTTGGTATCACCAAATATACGTGGGTGTAGCCGTCGGGGTGTGAGGGTTGTACAATACGCCTCATATAGTGCTTTATGCCCAGATTGAGCAGCACGGTGCTGCCAAATATGGTATAACTCTTGCAGTCTATACCGCTATGGCGAGACGCCCAGCTGCAAGCTGGGGAGCGTAGCATCTGGGCATCGCCGTCTATAGCGTACTGGAAGTGCCAGAAAAGAAACTGATGCAAGGCACTACAGAGAGAATAGAGAGATTTGTATGAAGAAAAGAAACGTAATGTAAGTAACTTAGTGTGATGCTGATACTTGCGGGCAGTGGCTGCCATATTGGTTATGGCAAATGAAGTATCGCCGCGACCGAGTAGCTTAGAACTACAGTCGGACGCGGGCATATAAGGAGCGTATAAAGAGCCTTCCTGCAAGCGGCGGTACAGCCCTTGATTAATTTGCTGATTTGTCAAATTATCCATTGCTAATTAGCATTTTTGGGGCAAATATAAGCAAGCAGGCAGGGGGCTTGGTCGGAATTGGTCGGAATTGGTCGGAATTGGTGTGGTTTTATTAATTTGCTAATTAATATTTCGTTTTTTTATTTCGTCTTTGATATATGTAGACAATTCGTAGCCCTGTGGGGTGCCATATCGGGCTACGAACATTAGAAATTCTTTAAATGTTAAATTATGTGTGTGTTTAGAGGCGTGAGGGCGTTGCTCGGCTATGATTTCGTTAAGCCAATATCGCAAATTACGTCTGTTGATTTCAGGGCAGTAAAACTCATAGAGTTGTTTTTTGGTGCGCAGGGTTGGGAGTATCTTCATTGTATTTGTTATTTTTTAATTATGTATTTGTATTTTAAGGGTGCTTTGGGGCGTGTTTGGCTTAACCCCTTAATGGTGTATTCGGTAAATGAAAGGGTTGGTGTATACAGTTCGTTTAGGGCACCATTGGCAGTGTACCATATTCTTAACTTGCTATCAAAGGTTACTTGGACACAAAAATCATCTATCATATTGTTAATGTGTTTTACCGTACCCCAACCAAAAAGTATATCGAAAACTCTGTCGTTTATTTTAAAGTTCATTTGTTGATATTTTTTGTGTTAATAATCTTTCCTAAGTATAGTACGAAGTACTTCTTATTGGCTTCTGCGCCCCATTTGGGGTTGCCCGTACCAAAGCGTATTGCTTTTAATTCTATGGTGAGGCTTGGAGCATCACGAGCATAGCCATTGCGAAATACAACAGTGTCGTACTCTTTTCCGATAAGCCGAAGGTTGTAATACGGCTTGATGTCGCGGTACTCTTCTGTCTTTTCCCCTGAGAGTATCATATCAAACCACTGCTTTTTGATAGTGAGGTGTAGGGTGTTATTCATTGTTCTGTAAAATTTAATCGTTTGGCTATGAGTTCTACTATATCCACAGTTACGGCATTGCCTATGAGTTTGTAGCGTTGTGTCTTTGATATGCTCCTTTTTCTGCCGTTGTAATTGCCGTATTGTGTCCAGTTGTCTGGAAAGCCTTGAAGACGTTCACATTCTATTTCTGTTAATCTGCGTATGCCACACAGTAGGTTATTCTCTTGAAAGGCGTTGCTCGATATAGTAGGGCAAATAGTTAGGTTTGCGCCTTTATTTTTGCCTCGTGGGCGTTGTTTAATAATAAAATCATTATTATTTCTTGTTAGGGCAGGTGATATTCCTCTCTCATCATATACCCTATTTTGTTGGTAAGGTTGCCTACCATTAGACTCAGTGGAAGGATTAAGTTGTATCACTGTCATATCAGAGTGCAAGCCTCCTGACTTTCCTCCTGCGGTTAGTGTAGATGCTTTTTTAGGTATAATATAAGTATCATCGGCATTCATATTGCCATTGGCTTTGAGTGTGGTACTAATCGTGGTTTGTGATTGACTTTGCGTTTTTGTTGTAGGAAGGCAATCATCTTCTGTGATAGGAAATACTCCTTGCTCACTTTGTCCTGCAAGATGTCCGATAAGGTACAAGCGCTCTCTATTTTGGGGGAGTACCCAGCTTGTATTAAGCAATTGCCATTCGATTGTATAACCCCCAATGTTGGTAAGCGCTTTGATAATTGCCCAAAAATCTGCGCGAGCATTTGAGGAGAATGCTCCTTTAACGTTCTCCCAGATAAATACACTTGGTCGGACGCAAGCAATGAGGGCAATTGCGTACTCGATAAGGCTACTTTTTGAGCCTTTGAGACCGGCACGTTTTCCAGCAAGGCTGAAATCTTGGCAAGGCGAACCGAAAGTGATAATATCTGCCCCTGCAAGGTCTGCGGGCTGAATAGTTTTAATGTTTCCGATGTGTTTTGCATTTGGAAAATTGTATTTATAGTTTGCAATAGCGTGTTTGTCAATCTCACTAAAATAGTGCTCAGTAAATTGGTAGCCTGCTCGCTGAAAGCCGAGCGAAAAACCGCCTATACCGCTAAAAAGGTCTATGATTTTCATTGTTATTGGGTGTTAGTACTGTTTTCTGATAATTGTTTGCTAACTTTATGGTACAGCAGTAGGACCAGTTCTTCGAGTGCGGCGGTGACGCTCTTATGGGTGTATAGCTGCTGGCTCGGCTTTATCTGTCCGTTATTATCTATGTAGATGCGTAGCTGGTCGAAGTTGCTGACCGCCGTTTTATATACACTGATGCCGTGCGCATTTAAATAGGTCATCGCCTTGGCAAATTCATTCGGGTTTTTCAGCATAATTAAAATGGTATATTGTCCTCGATGCCAACTAAACTATTAAGAGTTGGAGGCTCATATATAGGGGCATCGTTTGTGGTTTCTGGTTTTTCTGTTGTGGCTATAAGAAAACATACAGTGCTTATACCGTTTATTTTGCGCTTTTCGGTGGATAGCGTCCACTGTTTTATAGCACAATAGTCCGTTAGTTTCTTCTCTATCTGTTGAGAGGTGTATTTGCCACCTATCTCGTTTTGTACTTCTCTATTGAAATCTGGCTTTGAAAAGAATACGTTTAGATGTGTGTCGTCAGAGAAATAGGTATTGAAAAACGCCATAAAGGTGTCGCCTATGGTGAGTAGGGTACGGCGGTTTTCGAGTGCCTCAAGTGGTGCTTCTATCTTAGTTGGGCAGGATAGGTAGAACTGTAGGCAATTGAATAAAAAATTATAGTCGGCGTTCCACTCTTCTGTAGGGCTTTCGGCGGTCATAATATCGCGCCCGCCAAAATCGTCAGAGATTTTGCGGCTAAACTTGTAATCGTTTTTGGGTGTTTTGGCGTGATAATAGTCGGAATTTTGGTAAAATAAGAGGCGGCGCACCAGCGAACTCTCTTCAAAATCGGGTACGTAGTTAGTGGTTGCTGCCATTTTAGGGCTTCGCTCAAATGGGATATAGAATATTTTACCGCCTTTGTGGTTTGGC